GGTACAAGTAATTATCTTGAAACAAAAGTAGGTACTGTAAGTGGAACAGGTATTAGTTTTGGATCTGCTGTTGTAGCTTACTCTAGTTCGTTTGAATTTCCTTGCGCTACATTTGACTCTAACTCAAATGCAGTTGTTATTGGTTTTAGAAAGAGTACTACAGGAAGAGCGGTTGTAGGGACAGTTAGCGGAACTTCTATATCATATGGTTCTTCTGTTGCTTATGAAAGTTCTAGTGCAGCAATTTTACAAGGTGCAACATTTGATACAAGTAACAATAAAGTTGTAATTGCATATAGAGCCTCAAATGCAAGTGACGCAGGTAGGGCTGTTGTTGGCACAGTTTCTGGAACTTCAATTAGCTTCGGTACGCCAGTAGATTTTACCGCCACAACAGGTGAGCAATTAGGGGTTACTTTTGATAGTAGTGCAAATAAAGTAGTTATTGCTTATGATGATGGGGATACTAGTAAAGGGACTGCCATAACTGGCACAGTTTCAGGTGACTCAATAAGCTTTGACTCCGCAACAGTGTACGAAGATGCAAGTGTAGAAAAAGTCACGGCTGTTTTTGATAGCAATGCCAATAAAACGGTTATAGCATATAAAGATGCAGGGAACTCAAGTTATGGTACAGCAGTTGTTTTAACAGCAGGTTCTACAACCCTCACCTCAGAAAACTACATTGGTATGTCCAAAGGTGGGGCTGTAGCTGACACCAAAGGTGCAACTGTAGATATTATTGGCTCAGTAAATGTTGAGCAAAGTGGCCTTACTGCAGGGCAACAGTATTACGTACAAACAGATGGAACGATAGGCACAACGGCTGCAACGCCAAGTGTACTGGCAGGGACTGCTATCTCTGCAACCGAACTCATTGTTAAGGAGTAAGTCATGTATGAAATGTTAGACATGATGATGCAGTGGCTTGTTGCTCCAGTTGCTTTTGTTGTATGGTTTCTATTTGCCAAGTCAACAAAGAATGAGAAAGACATTGCAGTATTGCAGACACAGTATGAGGCTAACAGACTAGCCTACGACAGAGAGATGAAAGAGCTAAAAGACACTGTCAAGGCAATCTTTAATAAACTAGATAGTATAGAACAAGCACTAAGAGAAAAGTAATGGACCCAGTAACTTGTGTTGCAATGGCTACAGGTGCATTCAAGGGATTGAAAGCAGCTATTGGGGCAGGAAAAGACTTACAACAAATGACAGGACAGCTTGCCAATTGGGGGAAAGCTTTCTCTGACTTTACTAATATTGAAGAGCGACAGAAGAACCCTCCATTCTGGCAGAAGACCTTCAGAGGCAGTGATGAAGAGACTGCAATTGAGATATTTGCTAACAAGAAGAAAATGGAACAGATGAGGGCTGAGATAAAAGACCATATATCTTGGAACTATGGGCCTAGCGCATGGGAAGAAGTCTTACAGATAGAAGCTCAGATGCGTAAGAAACGTAAAGAGGAGCTATATCGTAAGCAAGAGATGGTAGACAATGCAATAAACTGGGCTGTTGGTTTGTTTGCATTTTTCTCTGGTGCGTTTATTCTTTTAGCTATATTTTATTTTATCGGTAAAACTCAAGGCAGGTGGTGATGTGGTTCTTGGTGTGGATGCAATTTACGATAGGAACTCGTGACTTCGAGTATTATCAAGTAGGTACATACGGATCAGAAGAAGCTTGCAAAGAAGAGATGGTAAAAGCAAGAGTGATGATAACGAATAGTAAGTCAGCGGTACATTGCTTTGAGGTTGATAGAAATAAATAATAAGTTTGTAGTATATGACAAGAACGGCAATGTTGTAATAATTACTCGTAATAAAAACATTGCTATAAAATACGCGAGGGATAATGGCACACACGGTAATTGATGATTGGAAAATTATACCAAGGCTAATGATGTTGGCTGTAACTATACTAACGTATCAGGCTGTTCATTGGTATATGGCTTTACCTGATCCGACAATACAACAATCAGGTCTTGTTTCGGTTTGTATGGGCGCTCTAACAGGGTGTTTTGGTATTTGGATGGGGAAAGAATCTAAAACAACAGTAACACCAACGAGAGTGATACATGAAGAATCTTATAGCAAGTCTTCTGATAAGTAGTCTTCTTGTCGGGTGTGCAACAATACCATCATTCCTTAATCCTTTTTCTAGTAAAGGGGGCCCTTCTGTAAATGCCAATGTCCTTGCAGGTAAAGAGAACACACAACAGTTGGTCGGACAACAGAACCAACAGGATGCAGGTAGAGACATTAATACAACGACAGTTACGAAAGAAGTCGAAGCGGAAAAGATCGAAGAAATCAAGATCTCAAACACGAATATACCAATCTGGGTTATACTCTTGCTCTTGCTTGGGTGGTTACTGCCCACACCAACAGACATATTTAGAGGGATTGGGAACATATTCTCTACAGTCTTTCAGAGGAAGAAATGATATGAGTTTTAAGTTAGGTAAAAGAAGTATAGAAAAACTAGAGGGTGTTGATCCGACACTCGTTAAAATAGTTGAAAAAGCGATTCAAGTGAGCGAACAGGATTTCTCTGTGATTTGTGGGCTAAGAACCAAAACAGAACAAGAAGCTCTTGTTGCAAAGGGCGCATCACAGACTATGAAATCTAAACATTTAGAAGGCAAAGCCGTAGACCTGATGGCATACGTTGCAGGATCAGGCGGTAGATGGGAATTAAATCTATATGATGAAATTGCTGATGCTATGGCTCAAGCAGCATCCCTTTTAAGAATTACTAATTTGCGTTGGGGGGCAGCTTGGCATATAAATGATATAGGATCTTGGTGGGAGAACGGTAAGCCTATGGAAGAAGCTATGAATGATTATGTTGATCTAAGACGATCACAGGGGCGAAGGCCCTTTATAGACGCTCCCCACTTTGAGCTTGTATAAAACTAAAGAGGCCCCTTACGGGGCCTTTTCTTTTATTAGTTCTTTGAGATACCATTGAGCTTTTTCTAGGTCTTCTACTCCATTCTTGTACCTGTATCGCCAGAGATATTTTATTATATTCCCCTGTAGGTAATGCTCATACCCCTCTCCTGTTGCGGCTCGAATAGCATCAATACATTCGATACCTGCTTGATTATAATGTTTCGGGTTATTTACTATGTCAGACATTTTCCACCTGTGGTAAGATTAGTTTTGATATTGGCATGTTGTAAGCATCTGCTTTGAATGTAAAGTTGTTCGAGGGGTCTTTGTCTCCCTTCTTGAAGTGGGTACTATCCTCATAGTATTTATCTCTAGGGTACCAACCAAGAAACCAACCAACATGAAGGTCATTATGAACACGCACAAAAGCATAATAGTCACACTTCTGTTTGTAGTAAGTGTTTATAGAACATTCATAGAAAGGTTTTGGTTCTACTGAAGTCCTCTTGGTCTTAACATCAACAGTTTTTCCATTGGGGAGTAGTATGTCATAATCTACATTCTTAGCTATATTATCAAACCTACCACCTAAAATATACAAAGCTATTTCTTCCCCAACAAAACCTGCTAGATTGCCTTGACCTCTTGTTATGCTGCGACCTAGAGATCCTAATTTCTTAGCCTTATCTCTAGATCTAAGTAGCATATCGTCCTGTACAATAACCTCTATCATTATATATCTACAACCTCACATACATCACCTGTACAAGCAAAGGTCTGACTAGATTTTGTCGTGTCCTCTTTCTCGTACTCTTCGAGTTTAGACCAATCTATGTATTTCGGGGTGTTATGGTATAACATGTCATAGTCCTCTTTTGTACACTCTTGATAAGGTGCTTGCTGATAAACATGATCTGAATGAGGTAGGAAGGATACCCCAGACATTTCATCAAAGTGTTTATAAACAAATGCACCTACCTCAAACCATTCATCATCCCTTACTGTACAGGTGATACTTGGCTTATGTTCACACCAATGTCTCTGGTATATAAGCCATGTTTCTAATTGTTCAATAGCTGTGAGATTATTTCTTACGATAGCTCCTTCTGGAGACTTGATAGGAAAGCTAAACACTGTTGTTGTGTCTGGCTTCATAACACAAGGTTCGCTAGATACTCCTTGATCTTTTAGGAACTGAGTTAATGGGTCTTTGTTATCCCCTCTAACTGTGCGAATGTAATAATCGCTGTGGCGAGAATGAATCCCACTAGCGGAGTCAACAAGTTGAGAGACAGTACCACTTGGTTTGACACAAGTGATAGCAGTAGAAGGGTTGATACCAAGACGTTCAGCCCATTCAGCATTTGTAGTAATCGCAACATTTCGTAGCCTTTCTAAGGTTTTGCCTAGACCGCTATTCTCTTTGGTCAGGATTGGGTTATCCATTATCCCTGTGAGTGACACACCCAACAGTCGTTCTTCTTCTGTATTTCGCTGCCACACCTTTCGCAAGTAGGGGAATTTGGTGTATGTTGATTGGATTGTTCCCAGAATTGTTGCCAAACGGACTTTTCGCTCCAGATCGTTAATAGTATCCTCTTTGCGAACAACAACTTCTGTAAGATTGCAGAACTGATAAGGCCGTAATATAATTTCACTACAGGGGTTACAGCCGAAATCATGTTCAATGTCCCTTCTCCCATTCTTTGCAGCTTGTTTTTTAGATGCTTCACGGTTAAATATACCCCTCTCTCCTGACTTACTTTCAATAAGAGCCAACCATTCTCTCATAAAAGTTTCTGCCTCTGGTTTTTCTGTATATGCTACAGAGTTATTAGATAGCGCCCTATGTCCATTGTGCTCATACCATAGCCCTGATTTAGCATGACGCATACGATCATCCTGTAGATTAGATAAGCTGATCATAGCAGAGCGTCTGACACCGCCAGAGACAACTACATTACCTATGAAGCACATAATATCGTGGCACTCTAAAGAGGAAAGCTGTCTTCCTTGTGCCCCATTGAATGTTGATAAAACAAAGTTAAATAAATCAATGAGTGGGGCAGGTCCAGACGCTCGACCACCAAAGATCTTTAGCCTAGCTCCTGCAGGTCTGATTTTAGACACATCCCACTTAGGAATCTCACCAGAATACAACAATGCAATAAGTAGTCTTAAAGCTTTAGCCCAACCCTCTTTACTATCTTTAACAGTAATTGTTGTGTCGCTATCAAATAGAGTAGGGACTTCTGGTAGTTTCTCAATGTACTTGCGTTCTACACTGAAACCTACACCTGTACCGCAAAGCAAGATATACATAGCTTCATCGAATGATTTGATGTCATCTACTGGAAGATAAGAGCAGTTATATCCTGCAGTGTTATCACGATCTAAGGCGGTACCTGCAGTCATTAAAGCCCTCATAGATGGCATAACATCTAGCTTAAGTATTGCCCTACCGATAGAGTCTACAAAACTATCATCTCCTACTACTGGTTTTACAACGTTATCCATGTAGCGGTTAACAGTCTCATGCCAAGTCTCACGCCTACCTTCATTCTCCACCCATCTTGCATATTTACCTATAGCAATATACTGCTGATAAGCTGTTGGGATTGTATTCTCATTACTTTTCCAACTTTCATCATAGTAACCAAATGCGTCTAGGTCTGTTTCATTAAGCATATTCTACCATCCTTCCATAAAATTCTGTTGCCCCTTTATGTTCTGCATCGAACAAATACCAACAGCAGTTGTCTTTTCCTACGCTCTTACTTCCTTCAATCCACTTAACTCTTCCAATACTAACAACCTTAGAGCAGTAGGTCATTAAGATAGCCGATTGTTTTGTGTGCATCCAATCCGCATCAAATAGTAACCAAGACTTACAAATAGCCATAAAGTTATCTATCATTGCATGTAGTATCTGTCTTTCCCAAGGTGGGTTAGTTATTATAAATGTTTCTGGGTCATAAAGCTCCGTCTGTAATTGTAATGCGTTAGCTCTCAATATATCTGCTCTTTGAGGCTCTATATCAATAGCCCCATGACAAACACCTGATCCACCTGTAAGAGTGTGGATATGATCTATGAGTCTGCCATCCCCTGCACAAGGTTCGATGTAATCAAACTTATACGGCAAGTGCGATATAAGCGGCTCAACAGCATCTATAGGTGTGGGATAATAATCCCTTGGCCTTCTTTCAAATTCGCTACGTTTGCCCATTAGTGAAGCTTCTCTGGAGCTACATAGAACTCTAATTCCACTGGCTCTAAAGTTGGTTGACTTAACCTCTTCTTAAACTCATAGGCTGAAGTAACATTGTCAAAAGGAATATCGTCTATGAAAACCTCGTCATCATCTCCCTGTATCTTACAATTTAACCATATGTTGCCCTCTGGATCTTCTACTGGGCCATCTAAAACTGCGTGAACTTTATACA